ATTTTTCTTATTTGATATGACATTTCCAATCTTTTCTTCTATAATTGTATTTAGTCAAACCAGTTTTAACAACTTCTATATTCAGTTTAAATTAAGACAACAAATTAAGAAACAGTTTGGAACATATCTATCTCCAGATATGGTTAATATGCTACAGAAGAACCCTGATCTATTAAAATTAGGTGGAGAAAGACGAGACATGACATTTATGTTTGCAGACATTGTAGGATTTACTCCGATCTCAGAATCTTATATGAAGAAAGATGATCCTGAAGGATTGGTAGAATTGATTAATATGTTTTTGGATAAAATGACGAAAGTTATCCTTAAGAATGGTGGAACTGTGGACAAATACATGGGAGATTGCATAATGGCATTCTGGAATGCACCTTTACCATGTGAGAATCATGCAGACATGGCAGTCAAGTCAGCTATGGAAATAGAGTTGATGACAGAACAGATGAATAAAGAAATTGCAGAGAGTGGAATAGATTTACCACCAGTTGTCATAGGCACTGGAATTAATTCAGGCCCTTGTATTGTAGGTAATATGGGTAGTGAATCAAGATTTGATTATTCAGTTGTTGGTGATGCTGTAAATTTAGGAGCTAGATTAGAAGTTCAAACAAGGACTTTTGATACACCTATTTTATTATCTGAATACACTTATAAACAATTAAAAGAGATTCCATGTGAAAAGATAGATGAAATTAAGGTAAAGGGAAAAGAAGAAGCAGTGACTATATACGCTCCATTATTTGATACTTCCAATGGGAAACGAAAAGAAGTAAGAAAATTAAAAAAAACTTGATACCGCAGGTACACTTTTGATATAATACTAATAATGAAGTTGAATCTTGAAAAGTGGTTGGTTGGTTGAAGATGAAAACGGTGCCGGAAATTCCGAAAGGTTGGGAAGGAATGAAAACTACTTCGCGTCGAGGCCTTACGACATTAAAAAAGCTGAGAGATGAAAATGGGAACAACGCCGAAAGGCGCCCATGAATAAAAAACTTGTAACCGCGGGTACACTTTTGTTATAATGTATATATAGAATGAAAAAACGCGAGAAAAATGAATAAAGCAACAGTAAAACTAGAACACATAGCCACAGGTTATCAACAAATAATACCTATTAACCATTTAGAGTTTAATCTCTTAACAAGTAAATATAATATGGACTGGGGAAGTGATAGAGCTTTTGACTGTATGAGATCAAGAGGAGTTATTGATGATGATGTCTTTGATCACTTCTTTTTTGAAGGGGTTTACTTAGATGGCCAGTTAAGGAGTCATTAGATCATGAGCGTAGTTGAACCAGAAGGCCATTGGGTTGGAAAAGAAAAAACAAGATATGATCTTGTTCTTAAATATTTATCTGGTAATAAAACTACTCGTGGTTATTGTGTTCATAATTTTGTAGATAAAAATGGAGCTAGATTTTTAGCATTTCAAGATGTAAAAAACATTGTAATAGAAGAAAAAAATATAAATAGTTTTGGAGCTCCGATTGATCCTGATGGTGGAGAAACAATTAAACATGAATTAGTAACAGGTGATTGTTTCACTTGTAAAGCAACTGTCAACAGACATAGTATAAATAACTATAAATATGGTAGTAATGAACCATTTAAAGAAACAGTTTTAAACAGAATTAAATTTAAAAAATATTTAGGACAAGCTTAGTGAAAAATAAATATATTAAAGAAACAGAAAGAAGGTTATTCTTTTTAAATAGGGCTATGGAAAGAGCTCAAAATCCAGAATGGAAAGACCTCTGGAAAAGAAAAAAAGAAGAACTTATAAAGAATTTGTAACATTAAAGTGTTATAAATATAAATGAGACGCCGAAAGGGTTTCATTTTTTTAAACCTTGCTTAAAAATAGGAGGAAATTAACTATGAATAAGTTAAGCATATGGGACGATTTTAGTCCCTTTACAATAGGATTTGGTTCAGTTTTTAACGAACTAGAAAGAGTCCGATCAATACCACAAACCAACTATCCACCTTACAATATCCGTCAGGGTAAAGAGGAAGATACTTATATTATCGAATTGGCATTAGCTGGATTTGCAGAAGAGGACGTAACTGTTTCAGTTAAAGAATCTAATCTGTCAGTTTCAGGCGAACTTGGCGATAAAGATAATGGGTTTGTTCATCAAGGTATCTCACAACGTAAATTTACAAGGAATTTTGTTCTTGCAGATGATGTTGTGGTTAAAGGTGCCGATCTTTCAAATGGAATACTTTCCATTTATGCAGAAAGAGTAGTTCCGGAAGAAAAGAAAGCCAGAACTATCGAGATTGGTAAACTCGCAAAATCAACTAAGAAGCAATTTTTAGCTGAATAAAAAAGAAAGGGGGAGTTCGCTCCCCTTTTACTTGACAATACAGTAAATGCTGTTATAATAATAGTATGACTTTAATTATGAGGAAAATAAATGAATTATTGGAATAAAATAGTTGAGTTTTTCACTTTACCTGAAGGTGATGGTGTAAGAGCTCGTGATTCTAAAGGCCGTTATAAGGCTGATGATAAAAAAACAGCTTCTGTTAATGAAGCTTATAAAGATGGTAAGAACCCTAAACCAAGAGCTAAGAAAAAAGCTCCTAAAAAGAAGGGTAGAGGCCGTCCTAAGGGTTCTAAGAACAAAAAGAAATGATTGAATACTTTTTAACTGTAGTTGCTGGTGTAATGTTTGTAGCTATGGTTTGTTCGGCCGTTTATGTTTGGTCTAATAGAAACTAGTGGCAATATATAGAAGCCCATTTGGTGCTGTAGATCACAAACCGAAGTGTACTTCACAAGGAATGGGTGGTAGAGGTAGAGCTACAAAAATATCTACATCTACTATGAATAAACACAAGAAAAAATCACATAAAGCTTATCGTGGACAAGGCAGATAAACAATTAGATAATTATTATCCACTATATGATGAAGGCTTATATACAGAAGTAGTTCATCAAAATAGTGAAAAGGCTATTAAGATTTTAAAAGGTAATTACAAAGACGTTGTATTTCAATATGGAAAAATTGAATTTATTCCGAGAAAAGAATCTGAAATACCTACAATCAATTTTGATAGAGCGGTTCGTGTCTGTCCAGAAGAATTACTAAATACCATATCAGAAGATGAAGAATTTAATCAACTTATGGGTAACATACTCATAGAACTACTGGCCAACCAAGGCATTGAGGAACTTAATCGTGGAATATAGTAAAGAATTTAGAATAAGACTTAAAGAAGAAATCATTTCAGATGAAGGATGTGTACTAAAAGTATATAGAGATCATTTAGGATATTTTACAATAGGTGTAGGACATCTTGTTTTACCTTCAGATGAAGAATGGGGAACAGGAGAAGGAACACCAATAACACAAACAAGAGCAGATGAACTTTTGTTTTATGATTTGGGTAATGTTCTCAAAGAATGTGAAGAACATTTTCATCAGAATTGGAGTGTTTGGCCAGAAGAGGTTAAATTGATCATTGCAAACATGGCTTTTAATTTAGGTATGACCAAATTAAAGAAATTTAAGCTGATGCTCACAGCTATAAATAAAGAGGATTATAAGACTGCTGCAAAAGAAGGCTTAGATTCTCGGTGGGCAAAACAAGTTCATAATCGTGCAAGACGATTAATGGACAGGTTACGCGATATTGATGTGACGGATAAATTCGATTCAAAAGGTCGATTATTAAAAAAATAGGAAAAATTATATTATGGAAAAAATATTGAGAGAAGCACTCATCATCAAGTATGAAGGTGAGATAGCAGAAGCGAAGGCTAACATTACAGTATATTTGAAACATCCAGTTGGTATAGGAGAACATCCTGATGTTGTCTCTGCCATGGATACTCAGATAGAAAAGATGGCACATGCCGAAGAAAAATTACTTTGTGTAAAAAATCATTTTGTACCAGATAGAGTAGTGTAAGTGCATTTTTACACTAATGTACAGAAGTATAGAGACTTCATATTAGCTCGTGGAATAAAGAACGGTAAACGATATATTAAAAGATTACAATACGAACCGACACTTTATATTCCAACAAACAAACAATCTCCTTTCAAATCTGTTAAAGGTGAATTCTTACAAGCTAAGAAGTTCGGCTCGATTAATCATGCTAGAAATTGGAAAAAGAAATTCAAAGGTACGAATGTTGACATTCATGGTTTAGATTCATGGGAATATACTTATATTAATGAAAGTTTTCCTAGTGATATTGAGTTTGATATTAAACAATTAAATATTCTTTGTATTGACATAGAGTGTGAATGTGAAGATGGATTTCCAGAACCGATTGACGCTAATGAAAAAGTAAACGCGATCACAATGAAATTATTTGGACATGATACTATTCATGTTATAGGAACAGATAATTTTGATTTCAAAACAGATAATCCTAATGTGCACTATCATAAATGTCAACATGAAAAACAGTTGTTAAAAACTTTTACGGAAATTTGGGACGAATTAGAACCTGATATTGTTACAGGCTGGAATGTTGAATCATTTGATATGGCGTATCTAGTTAATCGTATTTGGAAATTGTTTGATTGGAAAACAGTCACTAAATTATCTCCACATAATCTGGTTACTTCCAGAGAATGGTTCTATATGGGTCAAAAGAAACAAGTAGCCTACAATATATCTGGAGTTGCAACACTTGATTATCTACAGATGTATAAGAAGTTTATATACATTACTAGAGAAACATATCGTTTAGATCACATTGCAGAAGTAGAACTCGGTAAAAATAAAATTGACTATTCAGAGTTTGGCGCCATGCATTTATTTTATAGAAATGATTATCAGAAGTTCTTAGAATACAATATTCGTGATGTTGAACTTGTTGAAGAATTAGATGATAAGCTTCAGTTAATGGAGTTATTAATTACTATGGCCTATAGTGCTAAGTGTAATTTTACAGATGTATTTGGTTCAGTAAGATACTGGGATTTACTTATTTACAATTTCTTAAAAAAGAAAGGTATGGTTCCGCCACCCAAGAAAGGGAGTCAAGATTCAAGAATTATAGGTGCTTATGTAAAAGAACCACAAGTAGGACAACATAAGTGGGTAATGTCATTTGACTTAAACAGTCTATATCCACATTTAATTATGCAATACAATATGAGTCCTGATACTCATTTACCAAATAAATTTAATCAAGATATTTCAGTTAATCAACTACTTGAAGGTGAAGTTGATATAACTTCATTAACTACTTCAACAGTCACACCCAATGGTGCTATGTTCAGTACAAAACGACAAGGGTTTTTACCTGAGTTATTAGAAGAAATGTATGATGAAAGAGTGTTGACTAAAAATAAAATGATACAACACAGAAAAGAATTAGAAAACACAGCTAAAGATGATCTAACAACAAGAAAAAAATTAGAGTATGTTATAACAGCTGAGAATAATAATCAGATGGCAATGAAGATCGCTCTTAATTCATGTTATGGAGCTTTAGGTAATCAGTATTTTAGATACTTCAATAGAGATATAGCTGAAGGAATTACAACAGCTGGCCAGTTGAGTATCAAGTGGGTAGAGAAAGCTGTTAATAAGTACATGAATAAAATATTAAAAACTGATGAAGATTATGTAATAGCTATTGATACTGATTCAATCTATGTCAGATTTGATGAATTAATTCAGAAATTAAATCCTAAAAATCCAGTAGATTTTTTAGACACGATTGCTAAAGAAAAACTTGAACCCATGATCCATGAATCGTATGAAGACTTAGCTTCTTATATGAATGCTTATGATAATAGAATGCATATGGGTAGAGAAGTCATAGCTGATAAAGGTATCTGGACAGCAAAGAAAAGATATATTCTTAATGTACATGATTCAGAAGGTGTTAGATATAAAACTCCTAAATTAAAATTGATGGGAATTGAAACGGCCAAATCTTCTACTCCAATGTGGTGTAGAAAGAAATTAGAACAAGGTATTAAAGTTGTAATGAATGAAACAGAACATGATGTTTGGGAGTTTATTATAAACGCTAAAAATGAATTTTCAAAATTACCGATAGAAGAGGTATCTTTTCCAAGAGGTTGTCAGAATGTAACAAAATATTCTAATGCTGCTTCAATATATAAGAAAGGAACGCCGATTCATGTGAGAGGTTCATTACTTTACAATAACTATTTGTCTAAATACAATATAGACAAGAAGTATCCTGTTATTACTAATGGTGAGAAAGTTAAATTTTGTTATTTAAAAATGCCTAATGTAATTAACGAAAATGTGATATCGTTTGTCAATGCACTACCTAAAGAATTTGAATTAGAACCTTACATTGATTATGATACACAATTTAGTAAATCGTTTGTTGAACCTTTGGGTGTAATATTAAATAAGATTGGGTGGACTACTGAACCAGTAAGTACACTTGATGAATTTTTTGGGTAGATAATTTTCTACTCAGAGGAGTAGAAAATGTATATACCATTTACATATAAAGCTGAAGTTACAAGAGTAGTGGACGGCGATACAATAGATGTTGAATTAGATTTAGGGTTTAGTATCTTAATGAGAGCGAGAGTTAGATTATTAGGAATTGATACACCTGAATCAAGAACGAGAGATTTAGTAGAAAAGAAATTTGGACTAGCAGCTAAGGATTATTTAAAACATTGGATAGAAGAACAAGAATATGTCATGATTGAATCAACAGAAAAAGGAAAGTTTGGTCGTGTATTGGGAAATGTCTGGAATCCAGAATGTAATGTCTGTATTAATACTAAGATGATTGAAGATCATCATGCAGTTGAATACACAGGACAAAATAAAGAGGATGTTCAAGAGGCCCACATGATTAATAGAAACACCTTGACTTCAGAGAGTTTGGTGTTATAATAATAGTATGGATGAATTAAGTTATATCTTTTTAACACTTCACATGGTTACATGGGTGTTGTTAATTTTAACTTACGTTGAATTACATTCTTTTAAGAAAGAAGTTCGACAAA